CACACACTTAATAAAAAGAGACTTACTTCGGACTCTGAGAAGTACGCTTCCGGCGGTGACGGTAATCTATTATCTTCCGAATTGAGACAGAAATATGGTAATCCTAAGAATGCAAAAACACTATTCATACCGGAGGATAACTCGGCAAGAGCTAATACTCATATACCTGAGATAGCTCACAATCAAAAGGCATATCTTGGAATATTATTAGAGAGTGCATTGAAGATTAGAACTTATGGCGATTTTGTATTGAAGGCGGGAGCAGTTATTAAATTGGATATTCCAAATAAAGTTAGTACTACTGGAAATAAAGAGAATGACACGTTTCTATCAGGTAATTTTTTAATATCTAGAATACATCATGACATAGGTTTTTTTGGTGAAAATCCGAGATACACATGTGTTGTAGAGTGCATTAAGGGTAATCCGGAGAAAGGCGTATGACCGAAAAGAATTTAGGAAATTCGTTTTCATGGTGGATAGGCGAAGTAGTTAATGTCAAGGATCCTGACGAGTCAGGTAGAGTGCAGGTTCGTCTTTTGAGTGCATATGATGATGAGATGAATATCGCCGACAAAGATCTTCCATGGGCACTTCCTCTACAATCAACCACTTCTGCGGCTCATGGTAAATTAGGAACTGCTCCTGTTGGGTTAGTGAAAGGTTCCAAGATTATTGGTTTTTGGGCAGACAAGGATCAGCAGTATCCAATAATTATGGGAAGTTTTGGTAAATCTGGTGATCCAAAGAGCGGGTCAAATACCGATGGAATTATTGAGATTGATTATAGCTTCGGTAGTATTCCATCTGCAGCTCAAGCATCTGATCCTCACCCATACAATCCATACTCCGCTCTATTCGCTGCTAGATTAGGAATAGCGGCAATCGATGCCGGTGAAAAAATAGTTAATTCTGTATCAAATACACTTGGATCTATAATTACTAAAGATGTTGAGAAGAAGATGAAGGAGCCAAAGACTCCGACTACTGCTTCTGCTGATAAGAATAATAAAGGAGATGTTCTAGATACTGCAAAGAGTGTGGATCCAATGGGTAAAGGTTCTCCACTATCTAATATGACTAAAAGCTACATTACTGTTAGAAATATTATGGTTCTTACTAGTCCAGGTGGATTACAGTCTCTGGCGAGAGCTGTTTTAACTGGATCTCTCTTAAATCTAGCTTCTAGTTTGGGTTTAGGTCCAGTTCTAGACCTAATAGGCACTGCTCTTCAATTCCAGCATCTCATGCAGGCTAATTTAGCCGCTATACTATCACTCGCCCAGATGGATCTATTTAATCACGCGGCTTCAAATGGAGGTAGAGTAGTAACTCGGAAAAAACCTCCAGTTGCTGTACAGACACTTACCAGTAAAAAGCCTCCTTCGCAATTTATCCTAGATTTCCCTCCAGATCTATACGTTAAGCTATATTATTCTATCGATGAAGATCCATATCCAGGTTTCATAACATGGATTGCTCCTGATAATATAGGATTAGTATGGACTAGAAGACTCTCTGATGAGCCAAACTATATCTCTGCAGAGGAAGAAATTGAATTCATTCATACTGATAGAATGACTAATGATATAAACAATGGTATATTGGGTGATTTCATGAGAGGTGTAATTATGCTAGATGCTGGCATAGCAGTTGCAGGAGCTCTCGATAACTTATTGGGTGGTGCTCTAAGTTCCATGGCTGATGCTGGTCTAAGCGCAATATTCGGAGCTGGTGTCTCTCTCAATAGTATTTCTGGATTTGCAAGCAAACTCATTCCAGGCTTAGCACCGCTTATAGGATTAGCAACCGGTGGTCATATTCCAACTTCATTTCTTCAGGCAGGTGCAGTACTAACTGCGATAACTCAATTTACAAAGAATCAAGCTCTCTTATCAGTGAAAAAAAATGCTATGCAAGCAGCTCTAGTCAAGAGTGCAGCTGAAAATGATCAAGACACTAAAGATGCTGCTTTAGCATATGCAAATGCTAAACTAGATTCGAATCCAAATATAAAAGCTGTATCGGTATCTAGTGTTCTTTCTAATGGAGCAAAATACGATTTAAAAGTAACGAGGTTATAAATGGCGACAGATCCAAATAATGTAAAGCACCCAGATTCTACCTTCGAGACAGAGTATCCTTACAATCAGGCTACTATAACTCGCGGAGGTCACGAGATTCATATAAATGATGCTCCAGGAATGGAAAGCTTGCGTATAGCTCATACGCAAGGATCTTACGTCGAAATTGATAGGACTGGAAGATTTGTTCAGGCAGTTGTTGGAAAAACATACAACTATCATGCTGATGGAGTATCAACTACCGTAGATGGGCACAATGATACCAAGGTGGGTGGAACTCAGAGAACTAATGTCGATGGCAGCGCAACCCAAGAAATAAAAGGAAACCAATATCAGGGAGCCGGCGGGATTATGATAAGTGGATCTGGCGATTCTGAATTGCAACATGTTTCAGGTGATAAATTTACAACAATTAATGGCAACATCACTACAGAGCATACTGGAAATACATCTCATAGTATAGTCGGCGACTATGTATTGTCTGTTAAAGGTCAGCATTACAAGATGCTTAATGGAGAATATGGAATTCATAGTCAGAAGGGTAATATAGACATAAAGTTGGATGCAGGTAGATTTAGATTATTTGATCAAGGCCCTATACTAATAGAGAGTACTACTTTAATGACTCTAAAGGTAGGTACTTCAATGATAATAATAGATCCAACTGGAGTTACAATAAAAGCTCCAACTGTTAAATTTATAAGAGGTTAGTATGGCATTTGCTCATAGAAATTTAGATCTAAGATCTTGCGGCGCTACTACTATCGCTTTAGGTCAAAATTATGTAACCATTGATGGTCAATTTTGGGCAGTTGCAGGAGACGCGTGCAGCCATGGTAATGGACAACTAATTCCGCAGCAAAACTTTATTAGTATAGATGGTAAATATGTAATAGGTGTGGGAGATCACTCTAGTCCGGACAGCTCAAGTCATAATGATCCAGTAGCTACAGGTTCCGGCCTTTTTGTTGATATTTTGGGTTAAATTCTAGCATAGAGAAGACAAAAATGGCAAGAGCTGATAATATTACGCAACTCAGTACCAATGTGGAGCAATATAGTGATTTCTTAAATAATTTTGATAGGCATCCTCTAACTGGAACTCTGGGAAAAACTACTAATGAGGCTGCAGTTAGGCAGTCCATTAAGAATCTAATTTTTACCATGCGAGGCGAGCGACTTTTTCAACCGCTTGTCGGTGGAGACATCACTCGCTATCTATTTGAGCCTCTCACCCAATTGACTGCATACAAT